TCAAAGTCTGAAGAAAAGAATGACAGTCTTGCCGATTCGTATGATAGGGTAAATGGTGTAATTGAGAATACAGTATTTGAAAAATTAAAATTCAATACAACGTACATAGATTCAAAAATAAATGAGGATGGAAGTAAAATAACTACGACACTATCGCATGATGGAGAGGTTATCTATACGGTGGTTGAAAGGAATGTTTTTTTTGATAATATGAAAAACGTTTCTATAATTATTCATTTTATGAATCAATACAAAAAGTCTTACTTTAAAAGACAATCAGGTATACACGTTGTAGAGTTTGGCTCTATTTTCCTTTTTATAAATGGATATCGTGTCTCTCCTTATGGTGACCGTGACAATGATTGGTTGCAGCTTAATAGCCGGAAAGCTCAAGGGATGAGAAGGCACTTAGGCAATAGAGACGTCCTCGGTTTTGTGAATATTTATGATGATACAAATGATTTTAGAATTGTTTCTAATAGGGAGGGTGTTGCAAGGAATGAAGCGTTTAATCAGTTAGTAAAGAAACCAAATGGCTTTGTTTTCAATGCATTGACTAGATTAGAGAAATTTGTAGTGGAGGGCCTTTCATGGGATCAGGTATCAGAAGATACAAGGAAAAAACTGACTGCTGGGGCATTCCCTGGTGAGTCTAGTTTACCTGAAGGGGAAGTTTATATAGAATCCTCTGAAAGCAAGAATCGTAGGATTGCATTAGATGTGTTAAAAATAGTTGATGCGTCTCCAGCAAATACAGAGTCTCTTTATATTGCACCACATATCTTAGACTCGTTATCTCGAGAGAAAGAGGAAAGTGTCAATGAGATTCTTAAGAAGTTTGATGCATACAATGGAGAAGTTATTACTCGTGATGTAAAGCTTGCATTAAATAAAATCCATGGTGAGTTTCAAAAACAAAAGGATGAATTAAAAAAAGTAAACAAATCTATCGCAATTAAAAAGAGGCACGTTTCAAAATTAGTAGAAGTTGCGAGAAATTTATCACAAGATAATAAAAAACTTGAGAGCGAGATAAAAACAAAAGAATCGGAAATATTATTCTCTAGACTTTCTTCTAGCACAGATCAAGAACAGTTGTTATTACTTCATCATCAGTCTAAGCTTAAGGCTAATACTGTAAAAGGTTTCCTTGATAGAGCTATTAATGAGTTGAATGGTTCTGCAGATAAAGAGAAGTTATTTTCTCTTTTAGAAAAAGCATTAATTAACACTAAGAAGCTTGTGGCTGTAAATAACTTTGCTACAAAGGCAAATTTCAAAATGAAGACGGAAAATATTAATGCAGATATAGCATCATTCATTCAGCAGTATTTGGAAAATGTCGCATCAGAAAACTCCGCGCAAAATCTTAATGTGAGAGTTATTAGAAATTTTGATACTCCATTCACAGTGAAATTTAAACCTATCGATATAGCAATAATATTTGATAACTTAGCAAGCAACAGTAGTAGGGCACAGGCTAAGAATTTTATTGTTGAATTATCATTGCATTCTGAAAATAAAATGGAAGTGCTAGTTTATGATGATGGTTGTGGGTTATCTACTGAGGTTACACCATCGGTTGCAATATTTGATAAAGGAGTTACTACGACTACAGGTTCTGGGTTAGGCCTATATCATGTTAAGCAGACGATTGAGAAAATAAACGGTACTATAGAAATATTTAACTCTGACAAAAAAGGGTTTTGTTTACTTATAGGAATCTACAAATGAGCATGACTTATAAAATATTATGGATAGAAGATGATGAAGATTACGTTGAAAGTTTAGATCAAGATATCATTTCTAGACACATAGGGGAGTATGGTTTTGATGTCGCATTTGAGTTTAGAACTAGCGAAGAAGAAATTAATATGGATGTTGACGGGATGCAGTACGATCTTCTCGTTATTGATTATAATATTACTGATGACGGGAAAAATGGAGCTGAAGTAATTAGTTCTGTCAGAGGTAACCAATGCCTTACTGATGTTATTTTTTATTCTGGAAAGTCGATATCTCAGTTGCGTCAAGAAGCTTTAGATAAAGAGTTAGATGGTGTATTTTTTTCCACGAAAGTGAACGAGCCTCTTCTGGTTAAAATATGTCAAATTTTTGATTTAAACATTAAGCATCTAATGGACATAGACAACGTTCGTGGCCTAGTAATGTCGGGTGTGGCTGATTTAGATATAAAATTAATAACTATCATAAGAGACTTTAATGAAAAAATTGAAGAAAATGATAAGTTGATATTTAGAAAAAAAATCGTTAAAAATATGATGCCTAAATATAAAGATATTCGTAATTTTTACTCTGCCGATAATGAAGAAATACAAGGGCTATATGAGCAAGTAATATCTGAATTTGATCAATTGGAACCCAATGCCTTAGCTGAATTGCTGAATAATAGGTCGTTCAGCAGTTTCAAAAGAGTTGAGTCTTTGACTACGTTGTGTAAATATAAAAAAATCCATAACAATTATAAAGTTCTAATAAATGATATTAAGTTCCTCCTTCAATGGCGAAATGCTCTGGCGCACCAAAATCCGGAGATAAAAGATGGGGTAAGATTTTTTTATATAGAAAATGAAATGCGTCCATTTGACAAAGAAGAGTCAAAAAACATACTTCATCACCTGCGTAATCTTAATGATAATTTAAAAAAATTCGCAAGCGAAATTGAGAGGTTTTAAGTGCAGAAGGCAATTATATTTGATTTGGATGGGACGTTGGCTAATATAGAAAGCAGAAGAGCTTACCTAACTAATAATCCAAAAGACTGGGATGGTTTTTTTCGGGGCATCATTCATGATAAACCTAATCAGCCTATAATAACTCTCTATAAATTAATAGCAAATGATAAAAGCCATAAAATGATAATAGTCAGTGGTAGACCTGACAAATATAAGAGTGAAAGCATAGAATGGTTAAAAAAACATGGTATTCATTATGATTTCCTATATATGAGAAAACATGGGGATAGAAGGGCTGACTATTTAATAAAAAAAGAAATATTGGATGAGATTCGTGCGGAAGGCATTGAAGTGACATTATCTATTGATGACAGAAATTCTGTTGTACAGATGTGGCGTGAGCATGGGATTACCTGTTTGCAATGTGCAGATGGTGATTTCTAGTGAGTACCTGGTACTATAGTTATTTTTGTATTATAATATCTGCAACAACCACATGAAAAACGTAACATTATGAATTTTATTGATTTATTTGCGGGGTGCGGAGGTTTTTCTTTCGGCCTACTAAAAGCTGGAATGACAGGGCATCTAGCCGTTGAAAAGAACAAAGATGCCTTTGAGTCTTTGCGTAATAATTTGATAAATAATGATAATTATAGCTTCTGCTGGGATGAAAGCAAAATCCCATTGGTTAATCATGATATTCATTCTCTATTGACTGACTACTCGGATTATCTGCATGAGCTTGCTGACACGAATAAAATCGATTTGATCGTTGGTGGTCCGCCTTGTCAAGGATTTTCAAGTGCAGGTAGACGGGACTCTAATGATCCTAGGAATCGTTTGGCATATGACTATCTTGAAATTGTTTCAATAGTGAAACCAAAATACATTATTTTAGAAAATGTAAAGGGTATTCAATATGCTTTTAGTAACGGGAAAGAAGAGCCTGTTTCACATAAAATAAAATTGAGCTTGTCTGAATTGGGCTATATTCCCGTTAGTATGATAGAGGATTGTGCTGATTGGGGGGTTCCACAGCATAGAAAAAGATTTTTATTATTTGGAATAAACGCCAGTCATATCAATATTTCTATTGAGCCTAAGACATTGCTCACTTTAGGACGACTGCTAGAAAAGCCGTTGAAAGAGAGATTGCATAATTTCCAGGAAAGTTTCATCAAAACTAAAGGGTTAAGCAGAGCGGTTTCTGTATCTGATGCTATTTCCGACCTAAAGGCATTTGATGAATCAAATAGGGGGGTTGAAAAAACAATTGCAGAGGATGCTCCTGGAAATAGATTTTTGAGAATTAAAAATTTGTCTAGTATCAAAAGTGAATACCAAAAACTAATGAGGGAGCAGACCGATTTTGATGGGGTTGTGCCTTCAGGTTTGCGATTGGCTGGACATGGAAGTGAAGTCGTAAAGAAGTTCAAAAAAGTTTTGCATGATATCAATGATGTAGATATGGTGAGTAGATACTCTCTTGTAAGAGGAAAGTCATTATCTCAAAAATATGCTAGTGAGGTTATGAATACCAAAAAAGCAATCATGAGAGTTCTTGATATGAATAAGCCATCAGTAACAGTCACTACATTGCCTGATGATATATTGCATTATGATGAGCCTCGTATATTAACAGTGAGAGAGTGTGCCAGAATACAATCTTTTCCTGATTGGTATAATTTCTCAGGGTCTTACACTACTGGAGGTGTACGTAGGAAAAATAGCTGCCCTAAGTATACACAAGTGGGTAATGCTGTACCCCCGTTGATGTCAGAGGGGATAGGAGCGTTCATGATGGGGGAAATGGAGAAATTCATTCAGTCCGCCGTGCCGGAAATATTGAGTAATTTGAAGTAAATACACTTTAGATGAATTTGGTAGTGCATGAATTGGCTGCATGAATTTGCATAATTTAAAACCCAATTAATTTGGGAGGTGAGACTAGATCCTATGTGGCTAGAACTCAGGTACGTAAGTGCATTAAAACCGACCCATGAAGCGGGCAGGCGTGGTGGGGATAGCATTGCGCGCAGATTGAATTTTATTTTAAAAAAACAATTGATTTTTGGCGTCGTGGTGGCGTTGAATTTTTGAAATGAAATCAGGGGCGGGGCAAGGAATTGTGCAGCGTGACGGGCGTCTGAGGGCGTTACAGCGTGGGGGTAGTAAAGCCGCCTGGATTGGCGGCTGTAGGGTTACTCGTCGTCGTTATCGAGGCTGTATTTTTTAAACCGGATGACCTCAATACCCAGCCAGTCATTAACCTCCTTGATGCGCTCTTGGAGCGGCGTCAGCTCGTTGCGCACAAAGACCTTGGCCGCTTTCTCTACGTCGCCAGTTGACCCGACGTTTTCCGGCTTGCCACCCATCAACTGATAGGGGATGCGGTGGGCGTCCATAAGGTCTGCCGCGCTGACTTTCTTGATGTTAAAGAAATCGTCTTTGGTGGCCACTTCACTGAGCGGCACGATTTTAATGCCATCGGGTTTTCCGTTCGGCGCATAGAAAAACAGGTTCTTAAAATTACCTAATCCCTTTGAGTGACTCATTGCCTCTCGTAGCGCATCGACGTCGGTGGTGCTCTGGGCTGCGTCGGTCACATACATGATGTAACCGGCGTGCGCGCCGTTCTGGTAATACTTGCGCCGGAACAGCGTGGCGGACTCGTTCAGCCATGCCGAATTGAGTGCGCTCAGGTATTCCGGCATCCCATAAAGCTCCTGGTTAATATCCGGCTCCAGCAGGTGAAAAACACTGTCTGGGGCGAAGCTGTGCGGCTCGGTAAAAGATTGCACAAACCAGTAAACCCCACGCTCTACGCCACGCCGGGTGTATTTGGCCGGGGAGGTGGCAAGCTTCATCAGCTTGCCGCTGACGCTAAAACGCTGCTCTAAAAAAGCGTTCCCAAAGACCAGATGGTCAAGCGCAAAGCGGCTAAAATCCTGCTGAGATAGCAGCGGGTGCGGGATGTAGGTGCTGGCCAAGATATTGCGCTTCACGTAAATCGGTGAGCTGTGATGAACGGCGGCGCGAAAGGTTTTCGCCAGCCCGGAAAAACTGATTGGCGGCTCTATCCACTTACCGTTACCGACGCACTCGGTGTAATCCAAAATGTCACGGCGATCCAGTACCGCTGACGGCTCGCCAAAGGTGAACGCCTGCGTAGCCTGGGCGGGCTGCGCGGTGGTTGTGGTGGCCTTTTTGTTGCGGCGGTTTCGCTTACTCATCGGTTGAACTCCAGGATAGATTTAGACGGCTGACCATTGGCGGCGGTGAGCGGTTCGTTTAACAGGGCGTGCATGGTCGCCCACGCTACGTCGGCGTGGCTGGCTTCTTCACTGCGACTGGCGTCATAAGTGGCGCTGCGCCCGCTAGCGGTCATGGTTTTGCGGATGGCCATAAACGATTTTGTGATGTCGGTGTGGGCGATGTCGTATTCCAGACGGCCACTGCCAATCGTGTCTTTGGCTTTCAGTACCATGGAGGTCTTAACTTCGGGGCTATAGCGGATTTCCCGTGCTGCCGGGTAGAAGGCGCGCACAAGTTGAAATACACCCTGGCCGATGCCGGTGGCATCGATACCGATATACTCCACGCGGTACTTTTCTGTTAGCGCTTTGATGGCCTCAGCCTGGGCGGCAAAGTCCATGCCTTTCCACTGGTGGTGCTCCAGGATGCGGAATTTACCGCCCACGGCCATCGGCGGAGCCAATACCACACACCCGGCACTGTCGCCGGTGTGCGCAGGGTCATAGCCGACCCATACCGGGCGGTCACCAAAGGGCCGCGCGGCGTATGGGTTAACGTCCGTCCATTCCTCCAGGCTGTCCACCATGCAGCCCTGCAATTCCTCAAACGGGAACACCGAGGCTTTATCGTCAACGAATTCGCACATAAACAGGTTTCGGAAATCATCGGCGCTGTTTTCGCGCTTAAGCGTATCCAGGTCGAACAGGTCGCATCCCCCGGCGAGGGCGTCCTCAATGGTGACAATTTGCCGCCATTGACCATCACCGCAAAGCCTGCCTGCCGCCAGCGCGTTGTGGCTTATATCGATCTCCACATGCTCTTTGGTGCTTTTGCGCCCCTTATTGAACAGCTCGCCAGACCAGAACGGGAACGCCCCATGCGCGAGGGTGGACGGGGTGGAAAAGTAGGTTGACCGCAGGTGCTTTTGCGAGGCCATGCCGGAAGCCACTTTGCGCAGCTTTTGGAAGTTGGGGATCCAAAAGATTTCGTCGACCAGCAGGTCGCCGTTATGGCTCTGCGCGGTGTTAGAGTTGGTGCCGAGGAATATCAGCTTTGCGCCGTTGTTACCGAGCACAATCGGGTCGCCAGTCAGCTCAACGTCAACCAGGTGAGCAAATTGAATAATGTATTCACGGAACACATACGCCTGCGTCTTGCTCGCCGAGAGGAACACCTGATTGTGGCCGGTCTTTAGGGCACGCAGCAGCGACTCGCGGGCAAAATAAAACGTCGCGCCAATCTGACGCGATTTCAGGATATTGCGGATACGGTGCGCCAGTCCGGCTTTATGCCAGCCGAGCTGATACTCGAATGAATCATCAAAAAATACCTGTTCCAGCTTGGTAATCGCCTCCTCGCTGAAAAAGTTCTTTTTCGGCTTCTTGCGCTCACCTTTGTTGCGGTTGGCTACGTTGGGGTTAAGGTCGGCCTCGCTGCCGGTGGCCATGTAGCGATTAACTCGCGCGAGGCGCTCAATCTGGCGGCCTAACAGGTCAATCTCTTTGTAGTCACTGCCCTCTTTTTTGCCCTTCAAAATCAATTGAATGATCCGCGCCTCCAGGCTGGTTTCCACGCGGGAAATCGGCGCAATCGCGTCCCATTTTTCGCGCTGCTTCCAGCTCTGCACGGTGGGTGCCTTTTGGTTGAGCATTTCGGCAATCTGCTTGACGGAAAACCCTTGCCAGTAGAGCAGTGAGGCTTGTCGGCGTGGGTCGAGCAGGAGTGTGGTGTCGGTCTGAATGTGCATGCTGTGCCCTCATGGTGGTGACGAGGGCAAGGCTACGCAACCGGCACCGGCGGCGCGCTAAGGTGCTGTTGTGTCAGGGGCAGTCCGTCGGCCATCGCTGGTCGCGTGGGTGTTTGACCGGGAAACTAGCCCCCGACATAACACTCCCAATCAGGACAATGACCATGGCAAAAAAAGTATCAAAGTGGTTTCGCGTTGGCGTCGAGGGTGACACCTGCGATGGCCGTGTGATTGACGGCAATGATATCCAGCAAATGGGCGAGAGCTTTGACCCACGTGTCTATGGCTGCCGCATCAATTTGGAACACATCAAAGGGCTATTCCCCAACGGGGATTTCAAGCGTCTAGGTGATGTGGTCGAGCTGAAGGCCGAGAAAATCGCTGATGATTCCATCCTTAACGGCAAATGGGCGTTATTCGCCAAGTTGACCCCTACCGACGACTTGGCCGCCATGGTGAAGGCGGGCCAGAAGGTTTACACCTCCATGGAGATCCGCCCGAACTTTGCCAATACGGGCAAGTGCTATCTCGTTGGCCTCGCGGTGACTGATGACCCGGCCAGCCTGGGGACGGAATACCTTGAATTCTGCTCTCGCGCTAAAACCAACCCGCTCGCGGGCCGCAAGGCCGAGCCGGGCGACCTGTTCTC